ACAGCAAAATCCCCGGCTCTATGCCGGGGATATGCGAAAGGAGTAAACATGGAAAATATAATCAATGGAATCATTGGACTAACTACAAATAAAGCTTTTTGGTGTTGTGGAGCTATAGCATTAACCATGTTCCTGTTTAGAAAATTCAAAGATTAGCAATGTACTTAAAGTAAAAGGAAAACAGAATAAATGCAATCATGTAAACATAACATACAATCATGTCCAAGTCGGTATACTTCCTGCCACGCGAACGCTTGCGGACAAAATAGTTATGGATAGCAAAGTATAAAAGCGGCAAAACAACAAAGAAAACCGAACAGAAATAAATTTTATCCTCAGACGTCATATTAATCCTCCTCAATCACCCCACGCTTGATTGCTTCGGCCAGGCCCACCTGGACAAGCCTTGTTGCCATTTCAGCCGGGGTGGAGTAGCATTCACAGAACTCCATGTACCTGCAAAGGCGGTCATACTGTTTCGTGGTCAGATAAACATTGACTTTGATTTTTCCAACTGGCTTATTCATAAAAATTTCCCTCCTGATATCTTAATAACTGTTTGCGCAACTTGTTAAATATGGGACCCTCAATCTCAAAGGGACGGTCCAGGAGCAGGGCCTTATACTTACGTTTCGTGTTAGGTGATAACTGACGGAGATAGAAATCCATGCTGTCAACAGGTTCCTTACACATAAGCTGTATCAAGACCTTGTTATCACCCAAATCCAATACACTACGAGTATAAACATTGGGCCAGCACCGACAACAATCTATGTAGTCCAGGCTATCCAGCGTAACCTCTATCCGGGTGAGGGGATAATCAAGGCCAGCCTCTATCTGTTTGTTGTAGACCTTTACCCGGCCGGGAGCGGACATACATCCTAAATATTCTGTAAAGTCCTGCGCTGATTTGTAAAATTGGCTGTATTTCCTGTTATCCTTGATAAGCTGTACACAGTCACGGCCATATGGCACGTCCACTGCTAAATCCCATCTTTTTATCTTTATTGTTTTTACCATGGGGAACAGTTCGTTTAGGACCGTTCTTAGGAGCTGTCCTATCTGGCTTTGCAGGCCTCTGTATTCCACTTCCTCCTGGTCAAAAGGAGATACACTTATACGCATGAACCCATCATCATAAGCAATCTCACCAAGTATCTTGTTTGGGTTAAAGTCCAGGAAACCCTGTAAGACCGTCTCTTTCTTTACACCATTCATACAAAGGCCAATGGAAAATGATAATCCTTTGATACCAAACACAAAAAGGTATCGGTAATCAAAATCCTTTAAGGATTGATAATAAGTAGAGCCTGGAAGATAGGAGAGGAAGGAAAGGAAGGATTCAACCATATCTGTATCCGGGAACTCAAAGGAGTAACGGAGGGAATCACAGGAATAAAAGATACCATCCTCAATCAATGGGTTGAAATAATAAAGCATGGGCAAAACCTCCTAACATGAATTGTGTAAATTGTGTGAAAAAGTCAGAAATTGATAGGACTTCGGACCTAATTAGACAGGGGTCCGAAGTCGGTCACCGTTTCTTACGGTTCCATTTCCTCACGACCTCATGAAGCTGTACGCGTCCGCCGGCCATCGCCCGGCGGAGCGCTCCCAGCTTCCCCTGTTTCACCAGTTCCGGGAACGGCATGTATTCAAACTCCTTCTCCGGGAGCTGGGGAGGATTGTAGGAATTGAAATACTTTACATACTTCGGGATGTAGGTAAAACGCACGGAACCGAAGGGGGCCAGGAGCAGGGAATCAATGTTGTAATCATCCACTATCTTTGATTCACCGCTGGCCGACTTATCCGCATGGACAACGGCAACTGTCTTTGTGATACGCCTGGCAATGGAAAAGCAGTTCAGGAAGTTGTGGATGATGTACAGATGGTCAGTAAGGTCACGTATCTTCTTGTCAACATCAAAGGACTGGGAGAACAGATACACGATATGTTTATACTGCCGCTGATATTTGAAATAAACCTTTACGTGTTCCGGGAAGGACTTGAAATTACGGTTATCCCATACAAGGCCCACCTCATCTATAAGCAGGATAGAATTTTCAGGAAAATGGGCAACACCAATATCAACGGTATCGAAGTGATAAGTTCCAGGTATATGCACGTTGCTATAGACGTGCCACCCCTTCTTACGGTATTTAAGTGCCATTTTACACATGAGCGTAGTCTTGCCACTACCTTTCTTGCCAAAGACCATAAAGAGCTTATATGGATTGCGATACTTAAAGAAATGATAAGCAAAAAAGACAATCCAAAACAGGCCAAAGCCAAAGAGTAGAACAGAAAGCGCATACATTAAAACACCCCCTTAACAAGCTGTTTCGTGATACGGATAAGGCCAACGGGTAACAGGATTAAAAGCATGAACTGCCACATAATATTCGTATCAAGGGTAAAGGCATCCGGGGACATGGGGAACAGAATCACATCTATAAAAAGGTTGAATAAATCAATCATAAAATCACCTCAATGGGGGAAGGGGACCGGGGTCCCCTTCTGAATCATACCTGATGGTAAATGCGCATGAAGAACGCAACCACGGCGCCAGCGAAGAACAGACACATGGCGGCCAAAAGGATAGGCTGGCTTAAAATCCAGGTGAGCAGAAGCCCACATTCCTTCCAGAGCCAGGCCGTAACCACGGAAAACGTGGCTAACAGGCTGTCAAGGCCCGTAGCCGGAGTACCGCCCTCAGCAAAAGCCGGGAAAGCCATAGCAACAGACGCAACACCAGTGGCGACAGGGATAGAACGATACTTCTTAACCGCATTCTTAATCTTCAACATAAACAAACACCTCCTTATCAATTTATAAAAGTCGCCTAAATATATCTACAACCTTCTTAAGAAGGGGCAGACCAATCACAAACATCCCCACCCAGTAGGAATGCCTCCAAAGGATATCAAACAGAAGTGATAACTCATGAAACATCCATTCAACAACCTTCATAACAATACTAAGGTTCATATAATCACCGCCTGTCTATCAGCGATACAAAGATATGGAAGAACTTATCCACAATCCATAAAAAAGCAATGAAGCCAAAGGCATAACAAACCGGATAGAACTGGACAGGGACATCCCCCATCAACGCGAGGATTTTCTCCATAAACATATCAAACAACCTCCTATCAGAACGACAACGATATATGTAAGCGTGTCAGAAACCTTGAATATATGATGATATTGATTCACCTGAATATTGACGTATGTATCACGGTATTGGAGACGGCCCGCACTCCAATAATATTCCCTGACATAGTTGGGGGAGCCATACTCCCTGATAGAGTAAAAGTTATTGCCAAGACAAGGAGTAAGATACACAAGCTTACCTGTCTGCGCATATGGATTAAAATTCCCATCCACCAGACGGCCTTGAATGGCATTAGCCGAAACATTGAACAGACGGCCCCGGCTGTCTACATAAAGGGAATCCGCATACTCAGGAGGAAAGAGAAGGGTATATTCCTGGCCCGAGATAGAAACATCATAACGAAGTACATTAACATAATCGTCAGAAGCAGATACCGAACGCGCCGAACGGACAGGGGCATCCATAGGAACAATATCTGTAGGGCCTTCCTCCAGGTCAGAATCATCCTGCGAATCCTCCAGGGAAGAAAGCGGAGCATCCGAGGGGGAAGCAAGACCGGGGCCACCAAAAGAATCACGAATGGTAATAAGTTCGCATAAAATGTATCGGAGTAAATCATCACGTTTTAAATCCTCAAAATCATCAATATCCATCAAGGTTCTATCATCAATCAATAAATCCACATCCGTGTAGGCTACATCCGAAGGAGAAGCAACCCATATATCATCCATATCCATGTCCCAATCCGTATCTGCATCCACCCTGGACGCATTGGAAGGTGTAGCTGTATCTGCATAGGCCAGGAGAGGGCAGGAGAGCAGGAAAAAACTACTTATGACGGCCAGAATTAAGCCCACCTGGATTATGACGAGCGGGCGGTGTATATTTACCCTTAAATGTAATATTGACAGGCCTGTGCTGAGGCGGCCGGACAGCAGATGCCGGGTTCCCACCAAGGCCACGGAAGGAAATGACAAGCGTAGAAATAAACACAGAAACAACAAGGACAGCAACCAAAAAATCACCATATGAATATCCTCCCAAATCACTGCCAAACAAAAGGACAGCAATCTTTGAAACAATAAAGATACAAAAATCAATTAAATCACGCATCATAATAATCACGACCCCTTATTAAGAATCTGGAACACAACTGCAAGGCTGATAGGGACGACCACAAAACCAACCATCCAGGGCGGGAGATAGGAAAGGCACATCACCAGCCAGCCAACGGAACGGACAATGTTAACAATCACAAGGATAAGCGTTGCAATCATGTTGACAATGAAGCTAACCACAGTTTCAACAAACCCGGCAACCGCATCAAAAAATTGAAACATTTATGTCCCCCCTTTGAACCGATAATAGCCAATGCAGAGCATGGCAATCGTGAGAGTAAGGGAAAAGCCAATAGGGATATTCAAGCCCTTCATGTTATTGTAAATATGATTCAGGAAATAGGATATATCCGATAAAGGCCCCCTAATACGGGTAAAATAATCATCATAACGGAACGAATTAATGTTATTGCTTACATCCTCCATTAGCTGTTTTTCATTTTCCTGCATATTGTGAATCGAATCATTCAACTGAGCATTGCTATTATCCAGACGGGATTTATCATAACCATTTGCAAGTTTATCCGTATTTGCATTATTGTTATTAATGATATTCGTGGTGTTAGATTCCTGGGAATCAATGATATCCTCTGTATTGCGCCGGTTTGCGGCCAAATCCTCAGAATGATGTTGATTCATTTTGTTATACATGTTCGTGAACTCACCCGCCAGCTGGTCCCAAAAGGAATGGAGCTGGTTACTGATAGTCTGAGTGGTATCCACAATCTGGTCAATGATGGTATCCTGTTTCTGCACCAAAGCCGCCGTATTATTAGCCGTATCCTGGACCGAATTGGCAATTGCCTGGTTCTGTTCCGATGCATCCGGAAGAGGGGCAACCGGATTGTTAATGTTACCGGATTCATAATCCCGGAAGGAAATGACCGAGGAAAAGTTAAGTTTCTGCGTACCATAAAGAGGAAACGCATAAGGGAAAAAGAACTCAACCGAGGTGAGGGCCTGGCTATTCACGTTATATGTAACCGTATAGAAGTCAGGGGGAATAGTATCCGAAGCAATCTTCGGAAGCTGGCCGGATAAATCCGAAGCGTTAGGTCTTTTAACACGGCCACGGGCATACATCCTATCAAGCAATAATGAAGTGCTACTTGTCTGGATGGAAACCTGAGCCTTCCACTTGCCAGTTGTCGGAAAAGAGGAGCGGGGGAGAACCAAAACAAAACCTTGAATACCCATACCGTCAGAAGGTGTAAATTCCTTACCAAAAGCACCTTGCCCGCCAGCCTCCTGAACCTTACCAAGGGATTTCTTATAGGTTCCAGAACCATAAGCAAAAACTTCAACCGTTGACCAGTTAATCGTATTGGTAGATGTAGGAAGGTCCCCGGCCAAAACAGTCAGGGGAAATAACGAAAGGATAAAAAGCGCCAACAGGGCACTTAAAAACTTCTTAACCATAAAAAAAATACACCCCCTAACAAAAGTGTTAAAAGATGTATCCTTATATACTTAAATCAGCCTTAACTATTCGTTAAACTAGACTTTCGCGAATAGTTGGAGGTGTGCCCCATGTCTGCTGCAAAGCTACGTAAAATCCTTTCATTGAGTTTTTCCCTGGTTATTGTCCTTTTATTTCCTCTGACCATTTATGCGTCAACCGCTACTTCTTCTGAAGCACAACCCTTAGGGATCCATTTGGTTTTTTCAGATAATACTGCTGTAAAAACTCACCATATGGTCCGCTTCTTCGGACAAAGGCGGTTTCCACATTACAGGCAAGTGTATTGCGCCTGTTTCATATCCTCCCCGTAGACCGCATCAATCTCCTTCACAAATATGGACTCCTTCCCCTTTAAAGTCACAACCCATGCCTTCATGTCAGTATCCCTATCTTCTTAGCCTCTGCAATGGCATTGGTCCGGTTGTTGACTGACAGTTTTTTATAGATATTTTGTATGTGATAGCGCACGGTTGGCAGTGACACGCACAGACGCTCCGCCATTTCCCCATGCTTCAAGCCCTGGGATAAAAGGGACAGGACTTCCTTCTCCCTGTCTGTCAGAAGTGCTCCTGATACCAGGGACGAATCGGCTTTTAATTGGCTAGTGCACAGGGAAAGGAGCTTGTTTCTGTATTCCTCCGGATATCCGCCTCTCTCCAGTGCCTCCCTCAGATATTCGGAAATGTAGGATGCATTTTCAATAAATGGCATGAACACTGAGTCCTGGGACGCAATATCCAGGGCATTCCACAAAGTCTTGACGCCCTCTTCCATCCCGTAAAGATGATACTTTGCCACGGAGCAGTAAATATAATTGAAAATATACCCAAACTGGCAGGAATGGATATCAAACTGTGCCTGGTATTCCTGGCACATAATCTCCAGACGGATATCATCCTGTTCCATCATAAGAAGCCGGCCGGCCACAATATACGTAAAACCGATCCCATCAAATATCAGATTGGTTGGTGTATGTTCCATATTTTTCAGCCAGACAGGGACTTCATCGGTACGCCCCATCAAAAGGCTGACATATGCGTGACACAACTCAGCCGTTGTATTTAGTACGGGCTGCTCCTCCAGCCCTCGGTTATCCATTAGCTCCTGCATAAGCTGCCTGGCTTTTAATGGTTCCCGGCTGATCAAGGCGTGTCTTGCCAGGGCAAACACGGCACAGATTTCAATGGAAAGCTGGTTATACATTCTGGATTCAATGATTGATTTGCGGGCAGGCAGCCTGACCGCATCAAATTCACCGGTTTCCAGGGAAAGTTCTGCCTGAATCAGGTTACGGCATCCATGGCCGCAGTGCTGCACAGCGCGTTCCAGCCAGGAATATTGTTCCGATATAAAGGAGGCGTCCGCTGCCAGATGTCCCGGTTTTGTATAATAGGTGTAAAGCATGCTGGGCGCACCGTAGGTAAACTCGGTCTGGTTGCTCACAATACAGGAATAACGTCCATTAAAATATCCCACAGCCTTTTTTGCATGTTCCACGATCTCATATGGATCGTTAAAGGCACAGAAAATCCAGGTATTATGAATTTCACCCAGAATCCTGCTTTTCCTCGGAACAGGAAGTGTGCTCTGTTTAAAATATCGCTCCATCGTCTCCAGCTTCTGAACAATCAACTTCTTTGCCTGGATCAGGTCAGGTGACCAAAGCAGGCTGGCCCGCAAATAGCGAAGCATGGCTAACGGATAGGTAAATTCCTTGTCCTGGGTAATCTTTTCCAGGATTTCTTTTATCATATGATACTGGATTGCTCCGATATCCAGACTCTGATCCGAATCCAAATCCCTTAATATCCTGTCATAATCCCCTGCCAGATAAAAATAGTTATATGCACGGAACTGGTTTCCGTGTCCCATGAACCATTCCGCCATCCTCTGGTAGAGCTGGGCTGTTGCGCAGCCTTTGCTTTCTGCTTTCTTCTGCAGAAACGCCTTAAAAATATCCGTAATCTGATAATGGGATGATTCCTCATGGAACACAATCAGCGCATTGCTGGTAAGAAGTTCCCGCAGGATTGCAGGGGCACCGGTATTTCCGGTAATACAGACCGCCTGATCCGAGGTAAAACTGTCCAAAAACGAACATTCCTCCAGGAGCTGTTGTACCTCCGGAGCATACGTCTTATAAAAGTTATTCTCCAAAAGCACTTCCAACGGCTCATTGCTAAGGGTGATCTCCCCGCTCTTAAGTCTCTGGCTCAACAGATAAATCCCTGTAATCCATCCGCCGGTCCACCTATATATCTTATCCGTATTCTCTCCCGACACCTCCATGTCCTGCAGGCGGAAATACTGTTTTATCTCAGGTTTGCGAAATCTCAGGGTATCCTGTGAAATGATATAGCACAGTCCCTTGGATATCAGTTCGGTAACAGGAAGTGCTCGGATGCTGCGGGTCAGCAGAACCAGATGCAGATTGGGGATATTCTCCGTTACAATGGCCGACAACAATTTGGCCGTCCCTACCTCGTCAATAAACTGATAATCATCCAGTATAATCCAGACCGGTGTCTCAAACTGCGTGTCGCTGATCAGGTTCACGATTTTGGCCAGCTGTGCCATATCCATGGGAAGGCCTAAATTTTTAAGACGGCTGCCCAGGTTTTCATTGCGTTTCTCAATTAAGTTAATCAGACGTTCCCAAAAATAGGCAATGGAACCACAGCTGGCTGACAGAGGAATGTAGATGGGCGAATACGCCTTGGCCGTCATATATGCCTGGATGGATGAGCTTTTTCCAAACCCCATGGCTGCCTGAAGGATGGTCAGCGGATAGGATGAGATGTTATTAAATTCACGTTCTACCCTGGGACGGCGAAGATAAATTCTTTTATTCACAGACTGCATACTTAATCCCCTTACCCTAAAATGCCCAAAAAACCAGATGATAGTATAAGAAATCTTAGGACTATTACTCACACTATCATTACTGATAGTATATAGGTTCCATATAAGAAGCTATAATCATGATAAATTATAAACAATCAAATTGCAATAGAAATACGAAAAAACTGGAGGTATCTGAATATGTTCGCTGATTTAGTTATCCTGAACGGAACTATCTGCACCGTGGACCGGCTGTTTTCTTACTGTGAGGCCGTGGCGGTAAGGGATGGTACTATCATCGACCGTGGCACCACGGACGAGATAAAATCTTATGTTGGAAGGAACACAAAGGTAATTGATGCAAATGGAAAACTGGTGCTTCCCGGTTCCAATGATTCCCACATGCATGCCTGTCACACCGGATTTACCATGTCTCCTGCTTTCCTGGACTTAAATGGACCGCAATTCAACTCACTTAAAGTCATCCAAGACAAGGTGGCACTTGCCGCTTCAACAGCAGGCCCTGGGGAATGGGTTTTCGGATGCGGTTTCGTGGACAGCAATATAAAAGAGCTGGCTGATGAAGGCCGTCTGATGAACCGTTGGGACCTGGACCCTGTTTCAGGAAATGTTCCCGTGGTACTCACGGACTTTTCCCTGCATTCCCTGGTCTGCAACAGCGCGGCCTTAAAGCTGGCCGGGATGGATGACTCCTATCCTGCGGTCCCCCACAGCGTAGGCACCATTGGACGCACGCCGGACGGTAAGCTGACCGGGCGCTTCAATGAGTGGGGAGCTGAAAACCTTCTTCTTAAAGCATGCCCCATTTTAAGCGACCAGGAACTGGAAAACTGCATTCTGCGCGTCCAGCACGAGTGCAACCGCCAGGGCATCACTTCCCACAATGATATCCTGGGGGAGGGAGGGGAATACCTCTACCGCGGCACCTGGGGAACCAGGCCCATGTGGATTTATGAAAAGCTGAGGCAGGAAGGAAGGCTGACGGCCAGGGTTGACATCAACATTTTTTCCGCCATTATGGGAGAAGCCGGCTATGACGCCATTATACGCGGAACAGACCGCATCCGTACCCCGCAGTGGGGTGACAGGGAATGGGTCAAGGCAGATGCGGTCAAATTCTTTGTGGACACAGATGGTCCGCACTGGCTGAGAAAGGAATTTGACCGTCCCCAGGGAGCCGGCGGTTCTGCCTGGAACGGCAATGATGAGGAACAGGCTGATGAAATCCGCCGAACCATCCTGGAACTGCACCGGAAAGGCTGGCAAATGGCCATCCACTCCATGGGCGGAAAATCCATGGACGTCTGCGTGGATGCCATTGCCGAGGCACAGCAGCTCTACCCCGGAAAGAATCTGCGGCATTTCCTGATCCACTGTGACGACCAGACCAGAAAATGTGCGGCCAAGATGGCAAAGTTTGATATCCTGGCCGCAATCCAGCCGACCGCTGCCAATATCGTATTTGGCTGGAACACCCCGGTCCTCAGCGACAGGGAGGAAATCTTCAACTATCAGGCTTACGCTGACCTGGGTGCCGTCCAGACCGGCGGCTCTGACTCCACCTGTTTTTCGCTTAATTGGAGACAGGGCATGCAGTTTGCAGTCACCAGGAACACTCCCGCCGGTGTGTCCGCAAGGACCGATTTGGGCATGAGCCGCAAGGATGCCATCCGCATGTACACCATCAACGGCGCCTACCAGGAACACATGGAGCACAGACGCGGTTCCATCGAAATTAATAAGGTTGCCGACTTCCAGATTCTTGACAAGAATGTAATGACCTGCCCGGCAGATGAAATCGGTACCGCAGAGATTGACATGACCATCTGCGGCGGCAAGGTTGTTTATGAAAAACAAAATTAA